TTTATTTTATGTTTTATTAATAAAAAATAAAATATTTTATGTTTTGTTTTGTTTTTATTTTTTTAGATTTTTTTTAGTCGTCGCACACATGCTGAGATTGTGAGTCAATTTCAATCTTTTCTCTTTCTCTTTCTCTTTCTCGTTCTTGTTCACACAACTCTTCAATTGTAATTGCCATTGTTGGTATGTTGAAGCACTTTTGACAGAGGTCAAAGGTTGAATTGGGATGAGTCATTGCATGATATTCCTCCACACCTTCTCTTTCCCCTTCGCCGCACCTGGCACAAACTTTCATCTTTTTTTGAAGAGCCGCCGCTCTCAACTCTGTAACTTGCCTTGTCAGCTCTTCATTTTGCCTTGTCAGCTCTTCATTTTGCCTTGTCAGCTTTTCTTTCTTCAATTTTCTGCTTTCATTTTTTTTTCTAAGTTTTACATTTTCTCTTGACAATTCTCGATTTCGCTCATCTAAACGTTGAATTTCTTCAATATCTTCAAACTGCCGGTACATTGTCTTGGTGTCTTGTTTGTGTTAAACACGCTGAATACAAAAAATATAAATATAAAAAAATCAATTTATCTTTTTTATAATTTGTTTTTCATTTTATTGAAACAAATTTTATTTTTTATTCATTTAAAAGTATTTAACTGAAATGAGTTTAAATAAAACTTTTTTTTTATTCCATAATGTCATACCCAAATATATAGACAAATAGATACAATACAATCAATACAAGAATAGAATCATGAATTTAGAATTAGGAAAATTCGATATGCGAACCATTAGCTTTAGACCCGATGAAAACAAGGGTCCAGTGATTGTCCTAATTGGCCGGCGTGACACCGGTAAAAGTTTTTTAGTGAAAGATCTCATGTACTACCATCAGGACATCCCAATCGGAACCGTTATTTCAGGAACGGAAGCAGGAAACGGATTCTTCGGAGAACACGTGCCGAAACTCTTTATTCATGACGCATACAATACCGCAATTATAGAAAATATCCTGAAACGACAAAAAGCAGTCCTGAAACAAGTTAAAAAAGAAATAGAATCATATAAAAGAAGCACTATAGATCCAAGAACTTTTGTCATCCTCGACGATTGCTTGTTTGATAACAAATGGACCCGCGACACGATGATGCGTCTCCTCTTTCTCAATGGGCGTCATTGGAAGATAATGTTAGTGATTACAATGCAATATCCTTTAGGCATCCCTCCACTTCTTAGAACCAACATCGACTACGTATTTATCCTTCGAGAGCCAGATTTAGGTAATCGAAAACGAATCTATGAAAATTACACGGGAATGTTTCCGACCTTCGAGTCATTCTGTCAAGTCATGGATCAATGTACTGAAAATTTCGAGTGTTTAGTGGTACATAAAAATGCCAAGTCAAACAAGTTACAGGACCAAATTTTCTGGTACAAGGCGCAACAGCACGGGCCGTTTAAACTCGGTAGTAAAGAATTTTGGGAGATGAGCAAGGATTTGAATTCTGATGATGAAGAGGAGACATACGACCCGAAAAACATTAACAAAAAAGGTTCAGGGCCCAAAATCAATGTGAGAAAAAATAAATGGTAATTATAATAAAATTATATTGCTTTCGTTTTTTTAAAGTAAAAGCAATATAATTAAAAATAAAAATTGAAATATAAAATCAAAAAGCAAAGACAACAACAGAATAGACGTATAAAATGCAAGGCAAGTGCGCTGTAAAACCCTTACATTACACTGTGACCAATTTTTTGTAGATGTCGTCCAGATAATTTTTTGCTTGAATGCGTGTGTATGATGTTTTTGTTTTTTTGATGATGTTTTTGACCGATTTTTTGATGCAGTAGTGTTTGTGTTGCATGTCAAAAAGGACTTTTTCTTCATTTTGTATCAACCGCAATTGATTTGAAATACCGCATCCCAACATGCCAAGTTTGTATTGGAAATGAAGATTGTATTGGAAATGAGAGGTGTGAGATTCATGCAACTTCATCTGTTCCAACCTCATCTGGTGTGGAATCAGTTGACTGCGCATGTCTCGACATTTTTGTATCTGTTGTGTGATTTCCGCCTTGGATTGCAACTGGGCTTTCATGCGCGCTTCATGTTCGGAACGTCGTTTGAGTATCAGTTCACGCTCGCGCTCATGCATTTCTTTTTTTGTTTTTTTCTCTTCCAACGAGGATGAGGATGACGAGTTTGATTTTTGTTTCAATAATGATTGCTCGGCAGGTGACAGACCCTGAAACCACGCAGATGCCTCCCTTTTGTTCATTCTCTTTATTCCTGACGATTTACCGACTCCCGATTTGGATTTAGATTTGCCTGTGGTTTCCATTTTATAATTGAGTTGACTTGTTGCGACTTGTTGCTGTTTAAACACTGAGTGGTTAAAAATTAATTGAAAACTTTTCAATTTACATTTTTGTAATAAATATATTAAAAATATTAATACTCCGGCACATGTCGTTTAAACAAACAACCGTGTGAAGTAATTCCGTGCAGTTCGCGAATGACTGCGGCGTCATTAAATAAACAATTTGCGAGCCACACCTTTATAATACAGAAATTTTTCTTCGGAGAAATCGTGATTCCGTTGATATGCGGAAGCAGCTTTTTATCATCCGACATGGTTTCTCCCACCAGTGAATAAGTAAGCTGTTTCCACGATTCGGGCACATCTTTATTTATAATTTTATAAGAGAAACAACCACCGTTGCGATTTCTTTCATCTTCCCAGATTGGGTTAATGCCCTTTCTCATTAAAAATAGCATACAATTTGTAACCAGAACGGGTGGAAGCGTTTCTGTGATTGTAACCGCCTGTTCTACATTATTAAATTCATAAATTTTCATATAACTTTTTAAACTCCAGTCAGTATCGTGTGGCAAATGTGCCCAAAGAATCCATCCATCAGACAGTTCATGAAAGTTGGAGTTATTTGTTATAACACTTTCAATCGGCGTATTTTCATGGGTGGTGGTTTTTTTAAAAATATTATTGTCTTTGCAAGGCATGTTTCCAATTCCTTTTACAGTGCTCATACTTGTATTATTTATATTTGCTCCGCGTTTATTTACTTCCTCTGTTTGAATTTCTTCCAACGATGCCATAATACTTTAAATAGTGTATATATATTTATATTGATTTTTAAAATAATTAATATAAATATCCATATTTTTATAAAATATCTTTAATAAAAATACTTATAAAAACCAAGTCGATATATTATTTATATTATTGTGATGTGTTTTCGACAGAGTAACTGTTCAAATGAACTCGCACTCCTGATGAACGATCGAGATGAAAGGCATTGATGTCTTTTGTAATGCACGTAATCTTATAATTTTTAGAGGAGTCGATTACATAATTGTGTTTTTTGAGCATATACCAATACATAAATTTTTCATCCAAAATTACATTACCAACAACGTTGAAATTATACGGATATGACAAATCAATTTCATAAATTTTACCATCATTATCAATTTCCAAAGTACAAATAATCATTTCGGCGTTTGAAACTTGATAACTGTTTTTATCAACCGTATAATCGTTTGTCGTGAAGGTCCTATATATTCTTGTATAATTTTTACATTGTGATTGATTTGATTCAGAGTATTCATAATTTGTGTGAAATATAAAATCGTATGTTTTGAAATCAAGAGTATCATCTGATTCATTTTTTTCCATTATAAATAAAGGTTCACTTTGGCGATGTTCTGAATATGATGACGACGCCGATGACGCTGATGTAGAAGCATCGACGTCCGCATCTAGATCAACGTCGGAAGTATTTTCAGTAGATGTACTTGATGCCGAAGATGTTTCTATGGATGAATCGGTTTCAACAATTTCATGGATGTCATAATATTCATTTGGATTTCCTAAATAGGATGCATCTTTAAATGTTTCCATTGTTTCAAATGATAAATGGCGAACTCCGTCTTTTATAACTTTAATTTCATCGTAAACATATCTAATTTTTTTAGGGGGTGAAGAAATAAAATAATTTTTAACCTTCGTATAAGCGTTTGAGATTTTTGTTACTGCTAAAAATGAATTATAACTCAATTGAAACATAATTTCATAAAGTATATTTTTATTATTTTTGAAATAAAATATTCCCGCCGTACTTATAACTAATGCAATAAATTTTAACTCAATTTCAGTTTTTTCTGCAATTACGAGATCATAACATTTATCATAATAAGTTTTTTTTATATTTTCACAAAAAGTTATTCTAGTCATTATATGAATGATTAATAAACGAACAAATGAAGTGTAAATTAATATATATAATGTATATATTTAATATTTATATATTTTTTACAAATATATAAATATATTTATTTTCATGTAATGTAATTTATTGTATTTTTTATAGTGTTTTTAATATTATCTAAATGATACTTGCTACACACTTACATGCTTATAACATGCTTATAACATGCTTATAACATGCTTATAACATGCTTATATTACTGGACCAACTTCGCCGTTACATTTATCATCGTAATATTTTTTTAATGTTTTTCCGTCGGGACAGCAACCAAATTCGCTTCCTCCACAACCACCGACTATATCTTTATGCGGTTCAGGTTTAGGTTTAGGTTCAGGATGAGGACGAGGATGAGGATCATGTCTGTGTGGACAATTAGAACCGTGATAATTCGCTTTAGCAGTTTCACCATCATAACAACATCCATAACGCGTTCCAGCGCAGCCACCGACTATATTATTATTTCGTTGACGATCGTGATCTTCGCGAGATTTGCGCTCAGGTCGTAAACTATCTTTTTTTGGTATTCCGAATACAAATGCAAGAACAGTTGTAATATATGTCATTAAAATAAATGGTATGAAAACAATAAACCATGAAATAATTCCTAATCCTGCTTGACATAATAAATTTAATGCGACTGTAAAAATAATCATAACAATAAATTTTAAAAATGCTGTATTTGTATCACCTCTAAAAATATCAATTATAATTTGAGTTATTGAAAAAGCTAAATATAATATTGCTGGCGGACAAATATATTCAACAAGCATGTTAATTCGATTAATTTATATTTCCTTCTTTTAATTATTTATAATATAATATACAACTATAAAAATAAAAATAATAGAATAATATTTTTATTCTTTTATTTTTTTTATTTATTTATATTTTGATTTTATTTTATTTGTGTTTCATAAATATCGGTTTCTTATTTTTAAATTTACCGATAATTTCACCAACATCTCCATTTACACACGAATAAATGTCGCCATCTTCTTCATTTGTTGTATAATAAATAACACTCTTAATAACGATTTCATATACTTCTTCTTCTTCTTCCTCTGCTTCTTCCTCTGCTTCTTCCTCTGCTTCTTCCTCTGCTTCTTCCTCTGCTTCTTCCTCTGCTTCTTCTTCTGCTTCTTCTTCTTCCTCTTCTTCTTCTTCCTCTGCTTCTTCTTCTTCTTCCTCTGCTTCTTCTTCTGCTTCTTCCTCTGCTTCTTCCTCTGCTTCTTCCTCTGCTTCTTCCTCCGCTTCTTCCTCTGCTTCTTCCTCCGCTTCTTCCTCTGCTTCTTCCTCCGCTTCTTCTTCTGCTTCTTCCTCCGCTTCTTCTTCTGCTTCTTCCTCTGCTTCTTCATCTGCTTCTTCCTCTGCTTCTTCTTCTGCTTCTTCCTCCGCTTCTTCCTCTGCTTCTTCCTCTGCTTCTGCTTCCTCTGCTTCCTCTGCTTCTTCTTCTTCTTCTTCTTCTTCTTCTTCTTCTTCTTCTTCTGCTTCTTCCTCTGATTCTGATTCTGATTCTGATTCTGATTCTTCTGCTTCTGATTCTTCTGCTTCTGATTCTTCTGCTTCTGATTCTTCTGATTCTGATTCATTTTTTTCATCCGCATTATTGACTTCTGTATCGCTATCATCTTCGCTTGATGATACCTTTTTATTAAGATTGCTTGTTTTTACAAAATCGCTTGAAAAAAAAGAAGGGGGTGATGGTGATGAAATTTCATTAATTTTCAATTGAATCGGTTGTTCATGTTCGGGGGGGAGCTGTTGTTGTTCTAAATTCTCAAGTTGAGAAATTAATTCTTGATTTCTAATATAAAGTTCTCGAACAAATGGTATTTGCAGTACAGCATCGTGAGTTGATTTATATAATTCATAATCTTTAAATGCATCAAATGATTTTTGAATATTATTTTGAATTGAGTTTGTTACATCATTTAAAATAGAAGAAATATCAAAATTAATTCCGTGAACATTTATAATTTTATTTTCATTTTTTTTATCGTTGTCATTTTTATTATTCATTATTTTTCGTGTTGAATCACAGATATATTCAATATAAATGTTTGTTTAATATGATTTAAAAAATATTTTAATTATAACATATATACAAAAATGGATTCCGAAAATAAAGACCACCAAGACCACCAAGAACAACAAGATGTTCTGAAAGAAAAAATGGAGATGAGACGTAAACAACAAGTTCATTTTATTATGACTCAAACCAATTATGATGAAAATGAAGCAACTGAAAAATTAAAAACATATAACAATGATGTCATGAAAGTTGTAAGTGAATATTTAGGTATAAGTCCAAAAGAAGATGAACATATAAATAAAACAAAAAATCAAAAAGTATATACCGTGATCCGAGAGATTATGGATAAAGGGTCTCGAAATTATCAAATGCAACAAGAAAGAGCAAAAAAAATAGAAGAAATAAAAAAAAAAAAAAAA